AATTGGCACAGGATGCCGAGATCACAAAACCTGCTTTTGTAAGTATTGTAAAACGTCCGACCTACGGTAAGGAAACCGCATTAACCAGAGCAGAAGAAGGCCTTGGACTGTAGTGGTAATTTCTGCATTAGAACTATTGGGGTACTTTATCGCTTGGTCATTATTCTATTTTGGAATAAGTCATTATATCGCTAAACTGAGTAAAGATAAGTGGGTTGAATGGGCAAAGTCTACAGAAAGTGACGAAGACCTGTTAATTATCCTTGAACCGATCGTAGATGAAATAGAAGAACGGACCCACGGAATGCTCGAAACTTTTCAATCTTCTTTTTTTGGTTCTCTGGGTGCGGCTAGCAAAAAAATGGACGATGCTACAGGCCAAAGTACAATTAAAGCTATAACCAAAGACAACCCCATAATGGGGCTAGTCGCAGAGATGTTAATGAAAAGAAGCGGCCTAGAAGGGCTCATAAAGACCCAGAATGACCCCGAAGTAGGGGTAAAACAGCCCCAGAACAGAGCTAAACTAGGGTTAAAGTAGTACTATTATTATTATATTATAATTATATTTATATGTATAGGCTTATTTTTATTTATTTTTATTATTAGATATTTATTATTAATAGAATTATATTATAATTATATATAGTAGCTTGTCTGTCTTGGTTTGGAGAGATAAAATGATTTGCGAAAAGTGTAATAAGAAGCTAGCTTACGTGAAGGATGTCATAGGAGATCCGTTTATGTATTGTCCTGATTGTTGTCAGGTATGGGTTGAAAGAATGTATGACTGGAGGTCGATTAAATGAAGTGCGACATTTGTAAAGTAGAACAAGAAGAAACTCCCGAAGCGTTAAACGCTTGGGATACTCTGGTTCATTACGATTGTCTATGTGTAGAATGTTACTGGAAATTTGAGACACGGCTTTTTGGTCAAGGGATGATAACGAAATAATGGGACGTAAGAATGAGTTTAAGGTTAGCAAGGCTTTCACTCTGGGATTAGAGGAAGTAGCTTATCTTAAAATGGAATCAGAACGTAAAGATATGAACGTTTCCTTATTTGTAAACGCATTAATTAGAAAGGCTATGCTTAAGGCCAGAGGAGAAGAACAGAGAGAGCGTAAACCTGCGGGACAGTGCCATAAATGTGGGGAACGTCGCGGTTACGATCTTGTAGATATGGAATGGGTATGCGAGGTCTGCCAAACGGAAAAGACAGAGTTTATATCTGAGTTAATGAGTAGACAGCGTTAAGTAGCTACTTTCAATGAGCAAAGCATGGTCAGACGTCGTGCACGGGCAAGAAGGAAACCTTCGCGCTCTTTTGGTATTAATGTAATTGAAACTGGAGCCGCTTTGGCTCTTTTAGAACAGACTTCCGCAGGTTCTGCAATGAAGTCATTTTTAGCAGGCGATCTTAATACAGGTTTAACGACTTTATCGAAGTCTGCAAAATCTAATAAGCAGGCCATCACGAAAACGCTCGTAGGGGCATTTTTAGCGAAGGCTGCAGTACGTTCCTTTTCCCGAGGTTCGCCAGTATTGGCTTCTCTGGGACCAATAAAGGTAAGGGCATAAATATGAAAACAATAAGAGTAGGTGAGTAGCTTGGCGATCGTCGTCACGAGGACTGAGGCCGCACTTTCGGCCACGACCAGCTTCCAGAGCATGAATAACCAGTTTGCTAGTTCGGGACTCAGTCTCGTAGTGCCTTCTGGAGTATCGCAAATAAGTTCCATATCAATGGGAGTTAGTAGCGTTGGAACTGGAGCGGATTTCTGTTCAGGTTTCAAGTTAACGGGGACAGCCCTCCAAGAGGGCGACGCTACCTTTATGGGTCCTGCGATCGCACAGGCCGCAAGTGGTGGTACTGGAGTAGCAAACTGTGTAGTTCAAGAAAAGACAGCACTAGGCGTAACTTCTGGTAATACTTTGGACATTCAAGTCGCGGTAACAACTGCGGCAACTATCGATTCAAGCTGCACGATCACATTCGAGTAAATAAACGATGCCTGAAGGCGTTGGTTATGGGCCACAGTTTACAGCATCCACAGGTTTAGAATTAAATGTAATTGGCAATCATTGTTATGGTTATAGTGGGGTTGTGACGGTTTCTGGATCTTTAACTGTTATGAATTCGTTTACAACGGGCAATTATCTGGCAGATATAGGTTTAGAACTGCATGGTACATTTGCACAGATTGGCCAGAGTCAAGTTCATTTAGTGGTTAAAATAAACGGCGTTGAAATTATAGACACTTATTGGGACCCTGCTTTGGATTCGGCTTATACAATGTTGGAACAGAGAAGATTAATCATCCCTCCATATACTGAAGTTGAAGTTACCCTTTCACAAGCGAGCGGATCGGATAAAACCATGGAAACAACAATATCAGGTAAAATTTATAAATGACACTTTCGACGGGGCCGACCCTGAACTTCTTTGGTGATCATGTATTCGCTTGGAGCGGCCTCGAAAGTTTAACGGCAGGAGGTATAACATTGTTAGACTTTATCTCTCCAAATAGATTCTATAGTGTTGTAACAAACGTATCCTTCGATTATAGCGGCTGCTCACAGGGTGATTCTCTCTCTTGGACCGTACAGGGAAACGGAGAAGCGTTACACGTTAGCAAGTTCCTGATTATCGATGCGGGTGTCGGGCCCCAATTCCCTAACTTATACTATACGATCCCGCCCAATACGGGAATGCAGATTCAGGCGCAGGGCCCAACAGGGCTTATGACGGTAGTTCTAGAAGGTAAAGAGGTGCAATAATGCCCTATTGTCCATCCTGTGGTGTTATGATTCCCTACATAGACCCTGAAGGTCCAGAATTAGGGGTGAGGGTAATGCATACTAAACCCAAAAAGAAGCGTAAACTATCAGCATGGAATAAATACGTAAAGGCTAACAGCAAGAAGCCACGTTTCCGATATCGTAACGGTAAACTAAATCTTAAGAAAATGGCAGTAGCGTTCAGGAAAACCCCCGCAGGAAAGAAGAAGAGGCGCTAATTTGTGCTTAAAAATTGCTCCTACCTGGGCTAAGAGGCGCTAATGACTTACGAAGCGGTACCAATAGACGTAGAGATCCAGAAGCTCACGGCAGCGGAACGTGACGGTTTATCGAGACATAAGATACACGAAAATATCAATACAATTTTAGCCAATGAAAACGTACCCTTGTTAATAGGTGGCGTGGCTTTACTTGCAGCGCTTCCTATTTTGTTTAATTTATTTTTACAAAGTTTAGAAGAACAAAATATACTACTTACTGATAAACAAAAAGACCTAGTGAAAAAATCATATGAATTAACTTTCTATGCATCACCTATAGGGGCACAGTTCTTAGGAAAAAAAGTAGCTGAAAGCCTATACAGTAGTATTGCAGGTTTTGAATTTCCAAAGGATTTTAAATTTGGCGGTGGTGGTCTAGCATGAATGTAGGCGCGATAATTGCATTATTGAAATTGGCACAGGATGCCGAGATCACAAAACCTGCTTTTGTAAGTATTGTAAAACGTCCGACCTACGGTAAGGAAACCGCATTAACCAGAGCAGAAGAAGGCCTTGGACTGTAGTGGTAATTTCTGCATTAGAACTATTGGGGTA